CGCTTGTACCTTGCCAAGTGTTGATGTGGGTATTTTCTGTTGGAATGTACCCTTAACTTTTTCGAATTCGTCATAGATAGTCATGGTCTATATCCTTGTAGTTTGTAAGGTCTTGTGGACACATTTGGGTCATGTGGACAACTTTTGGTCAAATGTGGACAGATTTGTGGACAAAAGTTAGTGATCACTATTCTTATAGTAATCATAGGTTTAAGTCACTTTTTATTGAGTGTGTGCCAGTGGACAACTTTTTTTATCGAGTTACCTAGAAAAGGGTTTTTAAAAAAAGGAATTACAAATTATATAAACAAGCCTAAAAAAGCTGTCCACATTGTCCACATTTGCCCTTTTTGAGGGTAAGTTGTTGAGTGTTAAGGGAATAGTGTTCACTAACATTTGTCACACAAATCTGTCCACACCATTAAAAAAGCTGTCCACACCCGTGTTTTCTGTCCACATTGACCGTTATTGGTTAATATTTGATCAATTTACGTGATTCTGGGCCATTGACCCCTGCCCGTTGTCATTTGTCCCTTGGCAAGTGTCCCTTGACCCTAAGATCAAGAAACTTTTCCTGCTCGTTTCTTGGCAGGTCATTTACTTCCGTATCTAACCAAGCTAATTGTTCTAGGGTGATATCCTCTCCCCAAAAGTTTGCGATGCTTAGTAGCGAGTTTGCGTCATACATTGTGTTTCTCCTGGTAAGTGTCCCTTGGCAAGTGTTCATTGACCCTTAAAAAGGTGCTGCGAGTAAGAAGGCGAGGAACAAGCCGAAGAGAATGCAGAGGCTAATGCCTGTCAGATCAGCGATGAGTAGTTCGAATGATTTCTTTTTCATAGTTATTAGGCCTTGATGAGGAGGTATATGTCGAAGAGAAAGAAGGGGAGCAAGATGCCAGTAGCGATGAGTTCACCGGTTGTTGCGTAAGATATTTGTTCTTGAATAAAGGCGAGTATGAGCATGAGAGTGATCCTTGATAATTGATAAGAGTAAATACAAAGAGACAACCGACTGTGAGCGAGGGACGAGTGAGCGTGAACAAGAGACAAGGGCCAATGAATACGTGATAAGGGACAATTGCTAAGGGTTAGGGGTGTCAAAACAAGGTTCCAAGGGTCAAATCCGAAACAAGGTTCCAGAAACCGGATCGGGGGAGGGTAGGTGGCTGAGACGGGAGGGGGGAGATAGTGTGTGAGTGAAATTTAGAAATATTTTTATAAAAAATTTCTATATAATTTGCGATATTAGCGTTACTAATATATAAAGCACGTCATGATTAAGACATTCCAATGTAGAAATTGCCGTAGGTCCCTTAAATCCGACGCGTTCGAGGTAAGATCTAATAAAAATGGCAACCCTTATAGATCACATAAGTGCAAAGAGTGCGTTATGTCCCGCAAAAGGGTCGCTAACAATGAAAAAATAGAGCGTTACTTCGCCAGGATCTGTGTAAACCAGCGCTATAACCACAAAAAAGGCTATCGGGGTAAAAGCCCTGACGGTTTTCTCTTAACACCTGACGATCTACTGCAACTGTGGACACGCCAAGATGGCAAGTGTGCCTACAGCGGCGTATTAATGACCAGTCACAGAGATGGCGTAAGCAGGGTCGATCTAAACGCGTCACTTGACCGTCGAGACCCAACAATCGGCTACACACTTGACAACGTACACTTGGTTTGTGACCGAGTGAACACGATGAAGCACACGTTAGATGAAGATATGTTCATTTGGTGGGTAAAGAATATTGCTGACCACTTGCTTGCAAAATAGTATTAGTAACGCTAATATATTGCCATGAATAATATAGAAGTGTTGTGCCTAGAAGGGCTAGAAGACGCCTGTATAGGGTATCAAGTAGTTCTTAAAGGCAACGCGCCTGTGTTGGTGTACGACTACGCCAAAACAATCGAAGTTTTACGCGCTAGCGGCTACGCGGACGACGATATTCAAGAGTTTGTGGAGCAGGTAACACAGGTTGACTACATCAACCCACCAATTTTCGTCAATTTTAATGACGAGATGACCAACTACATCGCGGGGGGTGACAGACATTACTTCGACGACGACGAGATCAATAACCACACCCTCCACTGAACAAATGTCAAAGACCGAGTTTGACTCCCACATGCCGTACATGGGGCTGCAAATCGGGGTCCTTAGCGTTCAGCAGGAGAAACTTGTCCAGTTTATCTGTAGTGGGATGTCTATTGCCGCTGCAGGACGAGCTGCTGGTTACGCGTCACCTGCCAATGCCTACGTTGCCGCCAAAGTAGAGGCGGTGGCACGCGCCATTCAGTATTTCCGTGAGCAGATGCACGAGGAAGTGAAATTTGGCATTCAACAAGCACACTCGATGTATATGAATGCCTACGTGTCCTCTGCCAACGCGACAGAGATGAAGAATACGGTAGACAGTATGGTGCGTCTGCATGGTCTGGCGAAAGAATCTCAGAATCAGCAGGTGAACATACAGATTAACGGTGCCAAGCAGCTCGAACGACTGAGTGACGACGAGTTGTTGAAGCTGGCTGGTAAAGGGACGCAGTACCTAGAGCCTCAGACACATGACGGATGAAGCGCCTAAGAGCACATGCGAACGGTGTAAGAAGTCAGTTCCGTCTACTCTTATGGGCGCGGACAACTGGTGTGTGTACTGCCAAGCAGACCGGCAGGACTCCCTGCCCTCGCCAAAAGACCCCAGTACTGATGTCCCTCTGCCAAAAACACCTGAAGAGATGGCCCGTGAAGAGTTGGCCATGCGTATCCTCACGCGTAAGCGGATGCTGCCATTTGTTGAGCGGTTCAATCCAGATTACCAAGCGGGTTGGGTGCACAAGGACATTTGCCAACGGTTAGAGAAGTTCTCGCAGGATGTAGTTGATAAGAAGTCGCCACGGTTGATGTTGTTCATGCCCCCTCGGCACGGGAAATCGACACTTGCCTCGGTGGCATTCCCCGCTTGGCACTTGGGACGTAACCCTGAACACGAGTTCATTAGCTGCTCATACTCAGGCTCCCTCGCGATGGGGTTCTCAAGAAAGGTGCGTAACCTGCTGCGCGAGCCGTCGTACAAGAGTGCCTTCAAAACACGCCTAGATCCTGACTCTCAAAGTGCTGAAGCGTGGCTCACCACTGGTGGCGGCGGCTTTGTTGCTGCAGGTGTTGGTGGCGGTATCACGGGTAAAGGGGCACACATACTAGTTATCGATGACCCCGTAAAAAACCGTGAAGACGCTGAGTCTCAGAATAATAGAGAGGCTAACTGGGACTGGTATACGTCAACGGCGTACACCCGTCTGGCTCCTGGCGGCGGGGTTCTGGTCATTCTCACTCGTTGGCACGACGACGATCTTGCGGGGCGCCTACTAAAAATGGCGACCGAAGGCGGTGACGATTGGGAAGTGGTTCGTTATCCCGCTATCGCTGAGGAAGACGAGAAGTACCGAAAGGTCGGCGAGCCGTTACACCTAGATAGATATGACGCCGCGTCACTTAACCGTATACGAAAAGCAGTTGGCCCTCGAGATTGGTCCGCGTTGTATCAGCAGAATCCTGTGGCGGACGAGGGTGATTACTTTACTCGCAGCATGATTAAGTACTACGACCCCGAGGATATCGACGAAGACCGCATGAAGTACTACGCCGCATGGGACTTAGCCATCGGTAAAAACGACAGGAACGACTACTCGGTTGGGATGGTCATCGGCGTCGACGAACACGACAAGTTGTACGTCATGGACATTGTCCGTGGGCGGTTTGACGGGTTTGAGATTGTAGAGAAGATTTTAGATTTATATGTCGAGTGGAAACCGTCAATTGTCGGCATCGAGAAGGGTCACATCGAGATGGCCCTCGGCCCGTTCCTTGAGAAACGTGTGCGTGAACGGGGGTTGTATGAGATGTACATCAAAGACCTACGCACGGGTAGAAGAGACAAAGAAGCCCGCGCCCGCGCCATCCAAGGTCGTATGCAGCAGGGGATGGTATTCCTCCCCCGTGATGCTGTATTCACAGGCCCACTGGTGGCAGAACTATTGAGATTCCCTAACGGCGTCCATGACGATCAGGTCGACGCGCTCGCGTGGCTTGGATTGATGATGGCTGAATTCTCAACTTATCACGCGCCTACTGTTCACACTCCCTCTTGGAGGGACAAGCTCGCCCATATTGTTAAGGGTGGTCCTAAAAACAAATCGGCGATGAGTGCATAGCCATGAAGAATACAAAGCGATTGACCGCAGACAAAGAGCACATGATTGCGTCTGGCCAGTGGGACAGATATGTACGCGCTCGTGATAATGGCCACCTTGATTACATTGAAATGGCTAAGAAGTGCGACTCGTATTACCGAGGGGATCAGTGGGCGGCTGAAGATATTGCAGCGCTCGATCAGGCCGGACGTCCTGCACTGACAATTAACACTATCCTGCCGACGGTTAACACGGTGCTGGGTGAGCAGAGCTCGCGACGGGCAGACGTGAAGTTTAAGCCGCGTAAAGGCGGCGATGGTGACATAGCGAACACGCTGACTAAGTTGTTCATGCAGATCTCAGACAACAACAAAATGGATTGGATCGAGCAGCAGGTGTTCAGTGACGGATTGATTCTTGACGGTCGTGGTTACTTCGACGTGCGCATAGATTTCAGTGACAGCACTGAAGGTGAAGTGCGGATAACGGCAAAAGACCCTCTGGATATACTGATAGACCCAGACGCGAAAGAGTATGACGCGCGCACTTGGAACGAGGTATTTGAAACGAAATGGATGACTCTTGACGAGATTGAAGAGGTCTACGGGAAAGACAAAGCCGACAAGCTGCAGTTCATCGCAGAAAACGGTAACAGTTTTGGCCGTGACTCGGTTGAGTATGAAGAGACTCGTTATGGTGACATAGACACTCGAGAAGATTTCTTAGGCGCACAGATTCCTGGAGAAGAAGAGTATCGAAACGTCAGAGCGCTGCGAGTAATTGAACGGCAGCACCGAAAGCTGACTAAATCAGACTTCTACGTCGACCCCACAACCGGTGACCAGAGGCGCGTGCCAGAAAACTGGAACGAGCGGAAAGTGAAAGCGTTCGCGAAAGAGCACGGGTTGGCTGTAATTACTAAGATGGTTAAGCAGGTACGTTGGACAGTGACCTGTGACAAGGTTGTGCTGCACGATGATTGGTCGCCTTACGACGACTTTACCTTAGTGCCATTCTTCGCTTACTTCCGTCGAGGTCGTCCGTTCGGCATGGTACGTAACCTGTTATCCCCGCAAGAACAGCTAAACAAGATCGCCTCGCAAGAGCTGCACATCGTTAACACCACTGCTAATAGCGGGTGGATGGTAGAGAGCGGCTCACTGGTAGGTATGACACCAGACGACCTCGAGGAGCACGGCGCTGAAACTGGTCTTGTGCTTGAGTTCGCCCGTGGCACCACGCCACCCCAAAAGATCCAGCCGAACACCATCCCTACTGGTCTGGATCGTATTGGTCAGAAAGCGGCGGCAAACATAAAAGCGATATCGGGTATTAACGACTCTATGTTGGGTACTGACTCAGCTGAAGTGTC